CTCCATGACCGTGCTCGTGTCCTCCACAAAAGAATGGAGGACGCAAGCAAGCGAACGATTTGGCTTGCCGACCAAATAACTGAGGATATCATCCTTATGGATGTCATAGATAGAATGTATGCTTAAGGCAGCATCAGAACCGCCACAGAGCTCACACACTTGGGGGAACTCACAATGGCAGTCAGATTGCTGACGAAATACATCCTTCGGGCCTAAAATCGGTTGCGAACAAACGACAAGGTCACCGGAGGGGTGGTGCTTCCACATTGATGGTTTACCACCTATATCCAGAACTTTCCGTATAGGATTTTTGGCAGAATGCGTGGCCAAGATTCCGTCTAAGGCATGCCAAGCAGACACATACCGCATCACATGGGATACGGGGTGATCATTCTCGACATAGCCAGTGACCCACCGAAAAGCAGTCTCAGGCAATCCCGAAAGGGCGACGATTTTCTTCTTATTCTCCTCTGTCATTGCAACAGTGGGAATTAAGTGTTTCTCGTCTCCGATTCGATATCGCCAAAGGAGTGGTTGCTTTGGGACGGCAGGCCTAATGGGCGGATTGGGGCGGGCGTTGCTTCCTGCGGAGTCGTCTCCCGGAGGACTTGGGGGTCCATTTGGAGGTCGACTAGGGGGAGCAGAACCACCAGATTGACCAGATGTTCCTGGCCCGTCAGGGAGATTCTGTTCATCACTACTCGTTCTGGCTTCGCCATCACGCGTAGGTTTGTACCAGTCCTTCGGAAAACCTCGCTGGTCGGCTGGGGCCAATGCGTGTTTCCTGGGGTGGTCAGACTTAGTTCGCGCTTTGACAAGTCTGTTTCCATATTTGAGAAACAAGAACTTGACAATGCGTTCGGGGACTCGAACGGCCGACGCGTCGCTCCAAGCGCCACCGGAAAGCTTCCAATATTGGAGAGGAGCTTTCGTTGTTGGGAGGTCGGATGGATAGACGATCCACAAATTTTCCTTTGTTGACTTCCCTGCATTTTTCTTCCAGACGGCACTTTGCCGCCAGACGAAATTGTCGGAGATTGCCCAACCATCACTGGCTGCGGTATCTTCTGCTGTGCAGGGAGGCCTCCGTGGATAATGAGTGACTATCGGGAGTTCGTCCTTAGAAGTCGGACGAGCCGTTTTAGGGGCTGGATTTTCACGAGGGATATCAACCGTCAAAGACTCAAAAGTGTCGAGATCCATAGGAAGGTTAGTATCCTCGACCGGAGGCGAGTCCTCAAATGGAGGAATATCGGTGTCCGGGTTTTGATCAGGGGCTAACTGATCGGGGAGTCCTTTCTGGGACTCAGCCGTTACTTTCTGATTGTGAGATAAAGTCATATCAACAGGGGAAGTAAGAGAGAGGGGTAATTCTGACGAATTGGGGGTAGGATTTGTCATGAG